GTGTTTCCTATAAAATAAGAAGAGTTGAATTCTTCAATCAACATTTTACTGTCCAGAGCACTCTTTTCATTGCTATTTTTGGCGCACATAAGTGGGTAAGCAATCTCCTTCATATTAGAGCAAACCGAAAGAAATCTTTCTACATTTCTATCCTCTCTTTTTGAATCATTGTCCGCTTTACTATAACCCAAACTCCTTATTGCAGAACTATCATCAGAACTAACCTTTGTTGTAATATGCATGAAAGACGTTTTTGGTATCCAACCCTTTTGTTTCCCAACCAAAAACACTCTCTTACACATATCATCTATAAACAAACAGTAAGCTGCATGCAATAAGCTAGAAGTGAAATGTAGTATACCTTGCATCATATTTGATGTATTCTTAAGCTCTATTGTGTTAGGGTCACAGAGATCTGATCTTTGAGACAAGCCTAGGAATTGCTGTTTTAGCTCATTCATTCCATCATCAAATTGAGTTGTTTTTGGATTCTGAGTCCAAACCTTGATTAACTCGACTGGTAACTCGAGTTTCTTCTTGGCTATCAATTCAAGAATTTGCACACAAACTACATAATATTTCTTTGGTAATATAGACCTCAATAAATAAACAAAGACTGGCATTATGAATTGCTGAGCCCAAGTTGTTGCATCTGCAGAATCTATAGAAACCTGACGATTTTCATACTTCCCATACCTGATCACATCTAAAACAAATTTGTGGTGTTGTTCTGTCATCGCTATTTTCTCAGTGCCTTTAGAGAGCATTTCTGATGGTAAGCACTCACAAACTATTCTAGAACAAGATTCCAGAAAATGAATGCAGAGCCTAGAATCTAAAGTTAAAACAAATATTTCCCTGTCTCCTCCAATCTGAGGTTTCCTAAATAAATTAGCATAAACTCCTTCAATCTTCAGTCTATCTATCAATTCATGAATCCCAGAAAATACATGAGTCTTGATTAATCCACTTTTCAGATCCTCAGAAACTCGCTGCATAACCTTAGCTCTATTTTTAATTTCTGACAATCCTGGGCTTAGTTTCTGACCTGTTCTAATCTTCTCATCTCTCTCTAACATAGCATCTGGTCTATTATTTCTAGGTTTTTTCGCAGAAACTTTGTAAGTAGCTAAGGAATCAGCTGTCTTCAAATAATTTGTTGATTCAAATCTTTTCATGAAATAAGCTTCAAAATCTCCATACTTGTTGTCCAAAAACCTTTTTACATTCAGAGACATCATCGTAACAAATGTTCCACTAAATTCATGTGGTAAATAATCAGAAGCTTTGTCTAAATCCTCTATGCCTGTGTATTCCACTCTGGTATCTTCTAACTTTAATTCCATCATTACCACTTTGGCAAAAATCTTCAAATAACCAGTTGTTAAATCAGTTTCATTTTTATTATGTAATACGCTTAAATGAGATAAGTTTAGTGCCTTTTCAAAATTAGATAATTCTGTTTGGTCAACCCAAGATAATAATCCCTCAAAATGATCTCCTGATATATCTTCTTCCGGGACAATTTCTCCCTCCAGAGCCATCCTTTCTAATACCTCTTTCTTTTCTTTCCGTCCAGTGAATTTGGGTGGTTTTAATGTCATGACTGCAAAAGTCTTTACAAAATTCTTTATGAACCATAATCCTAATCTACTTTTAATTCTTAAATTCATTTTGCTCATCACTTTTAGAGGGTTAATTTCTAATGGATTTCCTGTCATTAGATTCATATAAGCATACCTAACTTGTTGAAGATTAGCAGATGTTTGTTGCTTGTCCTCTAAGTAGACCAACATTGAAATCAAATAGTTATTGGTGAGTTGTTTGTTTTCCTTGTCTAAATCAAAAACAGACCTAATCTTATAAAGATTTTGCCACATTGCAAGAAGTCCTATACTCATCTCCCTGCATGTCAACAAGTGTGAAATTTTGTGTCTGTTGACAGAGACAAACTCATAAATCATCAATCTATCTGTTTCTATTGTTGGGGTTCTAAAAGGGAGACCATGCAATGTTTTATAATATGTTTTATCTACTGCCAATGAAAAGAACAAATGATTTCCTACTCCAGTACCATGTATCAATATCCATAAATCCATTTTGGGTATCTTTTTAAGTATGAATTCTTTGCCAGCAGTTGGCTGTGCTAAAGAAAAATTCAATTCTGATATTATGAAATAGATGACTTCCATTGCTTTGTAAATGTTAGTAGCTTTACAATTCTCAATAAAACCTACAGTTTCCATTGACTGTTTTATGTCAACATTAGAAGCTATAGATTCCCAACACTGCATCAGCTTACTCAAAC